ATACTCTTTCTTAGAGAAGAACCTAGCTACTCCTGAGATGGTGTTTAAATTTAACCAAGCTCTAAAACAAGATAAAGATATGAACAGTGCTTTCTTTAAAATGTTTAGAAACGAAGCAACACAGCTAAAACAAGTTATTCAAGCTGCTGAACTTGGGTTAGAAGAAGGAGGAGCACAGGCTTCTTTTGTTAGAAACAAAGCACTTGGGGTTGCTGGTGTCGGGGCGGGTGGTTTAGTTGGTTATTTTATTCTTCCTTCGGATGTACAAGACAAGTTATCGTCTGCTCTTCCACAGCTTGCTACTACTGCTGGTGTATTTCTTTTGACTCCTCGTCTGATTGCTAGGGCTGCTACTAATAAAGATGCTATGGATGCCTTAGCAGGGCTTGCAAGTGCTTCTAAACAGCCAAGACTAGGCGGAGCTGCTACAGCTAAAATAATTGATGGTTTTAATAAGTCTGGTATTATTGATTCTGAGTATATTACAGCAGTAGATAATTTCTTCAATACACCAGCGCCTGCTCCTTCTGCTGTTTCTGCTCCAGAACAAACGGGCCCCATTAATTGGGATGCTTATCAACCTGCTGAATAAACTATGAGTGAACCAGTAACACAAGTTGCCAAGGCTGCTGTCTCTGGCATCAGAGAGGCTTTGGCTGTAGGTAAGGAGCTAGAGGCTGTTACTAAGGACATTCAAGACCTTGGTAAGTCTGAGATCCAAGCTAGGGATGCCTACCGCCGTAAGCAAAAGAAGAGGCCCTCGGATACCTCTGTCTTCTCTGCTGTAGAGGAGTGGCGAGGGATATACGAAATCAAGAAACTACAAGACGAACTAAAGCAGGACATCATAGAGAAGCACGGTCAGGCTGCTTGGGCTGAGGTAGAGGTTATCCAGCAGAGAATCCTTAAGGACAACAAGGACTTGACTGATGAGTTTGGCAGAGACATAAAGAAGCTGGCCCTGCTCAAGTGGTACTGCTTCATAACTGCTTTCATACTGGTTAGTTTTTTCTATGTACTAGGCTACAAACCTTAAGGAGTTGCTATGCTGTCCCTAATATCTACACTCGGTGGTCTGCTTATCTCTGGTTTGCCTAGAGTCTTAGACTTCTTTCAGGACAAGAACGACAAGAAACAAGAACTAGACTTGGCTAGGCTGCAGACAGAGCGTGAGTTAGCTTTGGCTGAGAGAGGCTTCATAGCCCAGCAGAAGATTGAGGAGATCAGGACAGATCAGGTAGCTATGCAGTCTGAGGCACAGATGACCGTAGCAGCCCTAGATCACGACAAGAAGGTGCTAGACAAGGCTTCCAAGTGGGTAGTTAACTACGTAGGTACAGTACGGCCTACAATCACCTATATTCTCGTCCTAGAGCTGGTAGCAATTAACATCTGGATTATGTGGCATATCTTCTCCCTGCCTAACGTGCTTAATAACATCGATGACGTAATCAAGTTTGCTGACGTGGTCTTCAGCGAAAGTGAGATGAGTATGTTAGGTGGAATTATAGGCTTCTGGTTCGGAAGTAGAGGCTGGTCTAAGAAGTGAAGGTTAGTAAAGCCTGCATAGAAGGGATTAAGAAAGATGAAGGAGTACGATTTCGTCCCTACCGCTGTCCTGCTCTATTGTGGACTGTTGGCGTTGGGCACGTTATTGATCCTAATCATATAAGGACACCACTAAATGAACGCAAAGGACTTAGTATCCCTGATGGGTGGGATAGAGTTTTGTCAATGGCTGAAGTGGATAGAATCCTCGCAGAAGACTTGGCTACATTCGAGCGAGGTGTACTTAGACTATGCCCTAAAGGACTTACCCAAGGTAGGTTTGATGCCTTGGTTAGCTTTAGCTTCAATGTGGGACTTGGGAACCTGCAAAGATCCACGATAAGGATGAAGCACAACAGAGGCGAATACGAAGCTGCTGCTGATGCTTTCCTCGCGTGGACCAAGGCAGGTGGTAAAGAGCTTCCCGGCCTAGTTAAGCGCAGGAAGCACGAGAGAGAGATGTACTTAATCCCAACTGAAGAGGATTCTGAGGAATAAGATATCCACTACTAGGTAGTTTGTCCCTTCCTCCGGGTCTTTTACATACTCTGCTCCACACATAGCACCACAAATAAAGTTAAGTTCGATCATCATATTTCACAATGCCCCGCTACGCAGGCTAGGGTCTGCGCTCCCTCTACGTTGTCATCCTCTTCCTTAAGATTCTCCCACACAATATCTGTAGGCATCTTAGACAGAAGCTCCTCGTACTGCTCTTTAGTACACTCCTCGTATGGCGCTTGACGATAAGAGCCTCCATCCCAAGGCAGGAATGAGATACCACTAAGCTCATCGAAGTTCCTCCATACCCAAGCTCCTACGTCCATCCACTCGTCCTCCTTGACAGAGATAGTCACAGAGGGCTTGTGCTCACACCAGTGACGCTGGTACATCAGCCATAGGTCTAGGTGCTGCATAGCTGTCAGATCCTCCCTAGTACGAGAAGACTCAGGAGCCTTGACTGGGAATGAGAACACAGCAGTGTTGTCTGGCCTCATCACACAGTCCTCTGTAGGGATACCAGAGTCTGTCAAGAATTGCGTGAGAGGGTCTTTCTTATCACCACGAACACGGCGAATATAATACTGGCTATGTCTAGTATGAATACCAGAGGCGCTATTAACAAGCTGAGACACAGTGCCAGAAGGTTTGACACAAGTAATCGCAGCAGAGACAGGAATTCCAAGACGTGTTGCAAACTCATTATTGGTATCAACGGAGACCTTCCGTAAGTATTCAAGAGACTGCGTAGTGCTTTCACATACCCTCCCCATCCAAGGATTATCTAAGATACCAGTTAACGAGACACCCAACAGACGCTCCTCCTCAGTGTTCTTCTGCCAGACCTTACGCAGGTATGGGAAGTGAGTCAGAGTGCTCTGGAACGTGCCTAAGATTGTGGCGATGCGTACCTTCTTAGCCAAGTCTGCAACGGTATCCTCGGCCCGTACAACGACCTCTGTGAGGTTACAGAACTGATAGGGTCGTAGTATGATTTCGCTACAGGGATTAGTTCCGAAGTCATAATTCTCATCACGTCTTCCGTTCTTTGCAGCTTGACTCTTACTTGCCTCTCGTGAGAAGATTCCCCGCTCTCCAGAGTGACTGTTGTAAAGGCTTGTCCATTCTGCGAGAAACTGACCAATATCTGGTTTACAAGTGTAAGCTGCTGAGTTGTTAGCAAGTGCTCTGTGTCCATTTTGTTCCCACCAATTTCCTGATTTACAAGACCGCATACGGTCATCCTCGAGGTCCGACAAAGAAATCATTGCAGATCTTCGTACTCCACCGACAACAACAACTTCCCCGATTTTACAGAGAAGATCATGACATTCGATTGATGTAAGTTTTCTACCCACTGCTCCTCTGAACTTGGCGATAGTGAACTTAAAAAGCTCATCCAAAGGTCCGGGACCAGAGGCACGTCCTCCAAAAGTTTTGAGTCTGGCTCCTGCAGGTCGAATTCTATTAAGATCGTATTTTGCAACTTCCCCAGAATATAGTAAAGCGATGAGTTGGCGTAGTGCTTTGGCCCACCCTTCTTTGGAATCCGCAACCGAAATAGTAGTCTGAGAATCAAACAACTGATCCGGGACTTCAGGTAATTGATCGACATATTTATGCTCCACAGAAAAGCCTACACCTGTGCCACAGAGTAGGATGTACATAGCCTCATCGAATGCTTTAGGGTCATCGATAGGTAGGTAGCTGCAGTTATAGCCTGCAGTGTTGTCGCGGTCTAGGGCCTTACCAGCGGTCATGATAGCCCTCATAGATGGCATAACATCTAGGTTCTTGACAGCGTTAACAAGCTCTGTACGCAACTCAGCAGCAGGGGAGAACTTATACTTCTCGTCCAGATGATTAAACATAAAATTAAAGTAACGATCCACTGATTCTTCCCAGTGCTCTCGGCGGTTCTTCTCAGGCATGAACCGACTGTAACGACTCTTTGCAATAAACTGTTGATAATAATCCATTATGTATTTTCCCAATTAACTAGCGACTCTAATCTGTCTGCATTGTCTTCAATAATATCATCAAACCTTTCAACTATATCCTCTGAACGGATTGACAACTCCTCTATGAGTGTTAACTCATCCCACCGCTTCATGCGCTCCTTTATCTCTTCTAATGTTAAGGCCATATATTATATCACACCTTGTAGTACTTGTCACCAACTTTGTCATAATTAGCTATCATAAACTCTAGATAGTGCTTTGCCTTCTCAAGGTCTTGTTTGCCTGCCTTCTTACGATGACGAGCCACATACTTGATTACATTACAAGCCCAAGGATCTAGACCCCAATCTAGGAACACATCCCAAGGTTCGATATTAGACTTGTAATGATCGCCTCCAATCTGCTTAGACTTGATGTAGTCACCTAGTGTCTTGATGTCTACACTGGTGGCTCTGTCAAATGCTTGGTCTACATTGTGCAGATTGATTGGCTCAAGTTGTTGGACCCTGTACCAGTCTGATGGTGTTGCGTTATCAATGCTCATACTTTTTCCTTAAGTAGTTAAGAGACACTGGCATCTCATCGAAGCTTCCGTTAGTGACCTCGTGCAGCATCCAGATACCACGCCAGTACTTGTTACCCTGACTACCTAGATAGTCCTCGTCATGTAGGTAGCAGCAGCCACTAAAGAGGCCAGTGATCTGTGATCCATCAGCACGATTGGCATAAGCTATCTGTCTGTTCTGCACGTGCCCCATAACCGCTGACATATGCTTCTTAGCTAACAGGGCTGCAGCAGAGGCTACAGCACGCCCCATAACGCCAGAAGTAAAATAATGAGCGTAGACAACCCCATCAATAACAATAGGTTCAAGGAACGGTATAACTTCCCAGCCATGATGTTCGTAGTTAAGGTCGCTGAGACTAATAGTTCCA